CGGTGCGCCGGTCATCGCTTGCAACGCTGGTGATTCTGCCGGTAGTGTTGATGCGTCAATCGAGCGGGCAGTTATTGCGTCAGGCACGTTGACGATTACCGCTAACGGTGCATTGGATTCCAGTGACGAAGTAACGTACACGATCTACGCCTAAAAACGTAGACAAAAGAAACCCCCGGTAGCTTCGGCCATCGGGGGTTTTTTATTTACTGACGAAGAAGAAGTTCTTGTTCAACTAATGCGTTCTTTCTCAGAGATTCCATAATCTCATTATAGGATCGTGGGTCTCCGCCTTCTGTTGCTGCGGCGGTATCGGGCCCCATATTCATCAGCTTCATACCTTCTGGTACGGGTTCTGGTTCCGGTACTGGTTCCGGTGCTGGTTCCGGTTCGGGCTCAGGCTTTACTTCCAGTGGATAAAGTGCTCGAACCATTTGTATGGCACGATCCGGTGCAATCTCTGCTCGCGCTAATGTACAGAACTCTTCAAACGCTTTATCGTTTTTGTAGATATCGTTGTGTTCAGTAACGAGCCATTTTTCGAGTGCGTCAACCTGTGACTCAACTTCACTTTTTTCGATCTCTTGGATTCGTTCGTTGAGTTCTTGGTATTGTTTTAGCGCCTTGTCTCTTTCGCTTGCGGCTTGTTCCATCGCTTCGCCGTGTGTTCGGACGGCTTTTTCGTGTGCGTCTTCCGCGTCTTTTTTCAGTGCTCTCAGTGCTGCTTTGTGCGCAACTTTAAGCTCATCAATCTCGCGTTGTTTTTCAACCATTGGATTGACATCGCCGTTCAGCCATCGCTGTACTCGAACTTCCTGGTCACGGACTTCCGCCATTAACTCTTCGGCTTGTCGACGTTGTTTGGCTAACTCTTGATACTTACCTGTGTATCCGCGTTGCCAGTTTTGGTATTTTTCTTCTATGCCGTTCAGTAGCGTGTCACGGATATTTTTATCCAGCCCTTGGACCCAATCGGAAGACTTAAGGCTTTCGAACTCTCCGTTCCATTCGAACACTTCTGGAACTTCAATTTCTTCTTCAACTTCGACTGGAGTAACATCTTCAACCGGTTCGGCGGATACTTCAACAGGTTCTGAGTCAACCGTTTCAACTGGAGCCTCGCTGCCCCCTTCGGGTGCAGCTTCGGCTGCAACGGTCTCAACCGCTTCATTGTCTTCGTTCCACATAGTTTACATACCCTCCGGTGGCATCATTTCTGGTGGTGTCCCCCCTGCTTCTGGTGGCATTGGAGCCCCTTCTTGTGGCATGGGTTCTGGTTGGTTTTCCAGGCTTCTGGCGGCAATAACCTCAAGTTGCATCAAGATATCGAAGTCGTTTGCGATAATCTCAGCCAGTTCTTCGGGGCTTTTACCTTGTGTTGATGCCAATTGTTGTGCGGCTTGGTAAAGGATTTCAGCCCGTTCTGGTGTAACGCCCAGAGTTTCTGTCAATGCACTTAAGTCTTGTGACGGAGAAGCTTCTTCTGCAGCGCCTTCGGTTGGTTCACCTTCAGCGGCTTGATCTTCTCCTGCGAATTGGTCGAGTTGATCGATCAATTGATTTATATCAGGAGCCGCTTCGCCGCCTTCTGCAGGTGCAGGATTTTCTGCGCCCTCTTCGTATCCGGGTTCTCCGGGGTAGGGAAGGCGTTCTCCTGTTTTTGGGTCCGTCGGCATGTTTTGCTCCTGCGGTTATAATACCGCTATGGTTTAGTTTAATTCAACTGTGTTGACAACATCAAGGTTTGGATCGACCAATTCGAATGCGGTTGCGTATCCTAATGCCCGAATAAATTTATTGGGGAGTGTTCGTGTCTCTCCTGATTCGCGATCTTCATAAACAATTGAATCCCGTACGGTATTGTTTTTTACGCGTCGTAGAGTTCGATTATTTTTGTCGGCCAAGTTTTGTGCGTACTCAACTCGTTCGGTATTGGACAAAAGATTTCTGAGATTTAATCTAGCCATCACTTACTTCCTTCGGGCTTAGGCGCTTCTGTTTTTGTCGTGCGTCCTTCTGCTTTATATCTATCTGTTTGTGTCGATATTTCTTTAAGCATTTGGTCGTCGCAGCCACGAGCCTTTTTTCGTTTCCAGCTATTGTGCCGGATGGTTTCCAGTCGGTCGGCTTTTTGTGCGGGGGTTTCTTCTTGAATGTTTACGCGTTTACCGGGGAAGCGTTCTTCAATTGTAGCGATGCAACGGTCGTAGTCTTCTTTGGTTTCGGCTTTGCCGAGTACGCCAAAGTCTACTGCGGCGAATGATCCTGGTCCTTGACCATGGATCGCAAAACTAAATCCGCGAAAACTCATCTTGCGTTCGCTGCCGCATTTCGGACAATCATCGGGTCCATCGGCACGCTTGTACATGGCTTCGTGTTCAAAGTAGTCACAGCCTGTACACTCTACGTTGTTGATTATGTAGCTCATCGATCCTTACCTTTATGCAGTCCGTGGCGAGCGTGTTGTTTCCCTTGGCGCGTGGCTTTGCGTTTAGCGCGGTTTGCAGCGGATAGTTTTTTCCGTCCAGAACGAGACGCTTTCAACTTTTCGATTGTTTTCTTTGGAGCGTATACTTCGCCCGTTTCGCTACTTTTTTTACCGGACGCAGTAGTCCATTTTTGTTTTGTCCACGTATCAAGTGACTTCTGCGTTTTAGTCTTGCCCATTAGTTTTTGTAGCCTCCGCCAGCAGCTTTGTATTTCTTGGCTAGCATCTGTGCTTTACGTGCGGACCACTGACCGGCACGGCCACCTTTGTTTCCACGCTTGATAGCTTCGAACAATTTTTTCCGTTTTCCTGGTTGGGTGTAGTTGCCGGATTGATTGACTTTGCTTTTTGCTTTTGCCATTACCACTTCACCTTGTCAGCCCAATAAGCCGCGCTCATTTTTCCCTTGGCGATGTTTTTCGCGTGACGAGACTTAAAGCTTTTCCGCTTTTTCTTCATCCGGTCGCCTTCACCTTTTTTGGGCTTACCCGCAGTGCTCGCACCTTGCTCACCAAACCGAATCAACTTCAGTTGACTTCCTTCTTGGGCTAAGACGATGTGGCTTTTCGTTGGGTGATCGGGTGTTCGTTTAGGTATATTAACGCCCTTGAATCTGTGTTTTTTGAGTAGCACAGCTTTACGTAGTTTGTCTCGTTTTGATATCGCCACGACTTACCCCTATGCCTCGCCTCTAATTGGCGCTCCGCCACCGCCAGGTAAGGCTTCTTCTGTCGGGACTTCTTCTGGAGTTTCGCCTGCTTGTTGTTGTGCGATAGCTAAAGCCATTGCCTCTGCTTCTTCTGGCGGCAGTTGAGCGAGCATTTGCTGTACTTGTGCCGCTTGCTGGGCTTCAATTGCAGGCTTTCCTGCGGCGGCTCCACCCAATTTAGCCTGTTGCTCTGCCATCATCATCGCTTGTTGCTGTGCGGCTGCTGCCTGTTGTTGTGCCAGCAGTTCTGCTTCAGGGATAAGAATACGAGTTGGTAAGCCCATATTGCTCAGAATTTCTTCCGTCAGCCTTCGAACATCAACGTTTTGGTTCTGGCTAAGGAAGGGGAGCATTTGAATGAGAGTTTCAGCCATCATTCCTGGGTTGCTTCGGATTGGGTTGTGTCCGACCATTTCAAAGTCCACATCGATATCGATTAGATCTTTGTGGCTGAGTTGTTTCCACTTGTTTCCACCCGCGATTCGAATCAGTCGCGTTTCTTTCATGTACTTCTTGCACAGGTAGAACACCTTCTTGGCGACATCTTCGAGTGCATCATTTAGGTGCCCTTCTCTTGTCGCGAGTCGTGTCCTCAGTTGTGCGTCGATAATAGCCATCTCGGTAGCTGTTCTTGCTCCTGCGACCTGACCTCGAGCCGCTTCTGCCAGTGCGGATATAAAGGCGGCATCATCTTCTTGTCGTGCAATGAATTCTTTCACACCCGTGGGGCTATCTGGAATGGGCATTTCATAAAACAGTGTGGCTAAGCTACGAAGTGCATCACTGTTTGATGGATTAATTCCGACAAAAGATCCCGCAGATGCTTCGACGGCTTTGTTCAAATCTTCTTCTGTGATTCGACCTGAGTCATACATGACTCGTGGGATCTGTAGGTAGGTGATCTGCTTCATGTGTGTAAGCAGGTCATTGATTGTTTCTTGTTGTTTTAAGACAAGCTGTACTTCACTGAGTCCTGTACAATCAATTCCGGATTGATTGAGTGTGAACATCGAATACGGGACATAGTCAATCTTATCTTCGAATACGACAGCATCAGCTTGTTTGATGTAGTGCTGTATAAGGCCACGTTCTCGGTCGTAGTATTCGTAGATAGTGATCCATTTAAAGGCGTCACGAACGTGGTTTGTCTGATTTTTCTGGTTTTCATCCAGTAGCCATTTTGGGTATCGATCAGGTCGAACTTCTTTGACTAACTCAGCTTTATACTGACCGGATTTAACGCGGGCTTTAAACTCGTCGTATGAAATAACAGTGGCTTCAATCCAGTATCGAATATCATCTGAGTCTCGTACGGTTAGATCAAAAAACACGCTGGAAGGATTGATGGCTCGTACAATTGGGATGTCACGTTTGGCGTCCCATCCGGTCTTAAAAATTCCACGTTTACATAAGACAGCGTCGATAAGTGCTGTTGCTGCTTTACGTCGGAATCGGTTCGTTTCAAATACGTACTCGATTAATCCCGTAACTGCCGGTGCGACATCTTGAGACACGGGTGTTCGCGCTATTGCGCCTACAGACGGGTTAGGTCCCAACAATGCGCTGATTGCAGTATCCGCGATTGCGTAGATCATATTTTTTGAGCACAAGTATGATGACTCGCTTAGACCTTGGATATCGCTGTCTGAACCAGAAAAGAAATTACCCCGATAAAACCGTCGAGCTTTATCGAAGTCTTTCTTCTCGGCACGTTTGTAGTAATCCAAGTGCCGGTCAATTAGTTTGGACAGCTTAGAGGCCATGTCGCACTCCTCTTTGTGGTGTGACTATTTTTTACCAAACATGGCGTCGACTTTTGCTTGTTTTGCAGCTGACTCGGCTTTTTGTTTCGCTAAAGCTGCCGCCTGCTCTTCGGTCGACATCGCTTTGACTTCAGCCTCTTTCTCTGCTTTGGCTTTGGCGGCAGACTTTGCTATTGCAGCCTTTTTGTCTTCGTATTCAGCTTTTGCGTCTGTGTAGCTTTTTCCGTCGGCCATCGAATTGTCCTCTTTAATTCTTTGCAGCGACCTTTCTGTAGCTTTTTCGTATTCGGTCGTCATGGTTATTTCCAGATTTGGGATGCGGGCTTGAAGGGTGTCTTTGCTGCCCGAAGTTTATGTGTCTTCACTCTGTCGAGTTGTTTGATTGTAACTTGTCCAGGTACGTAGTCTGAGGGTATTTCTTCTGTTTGTTGTGTAAAGTGTCTTCGAGCAAGGATATCTGCAGCCATAACGGCTGTTCTTGCCCGGTCAAAGTGGTGGACTGTTCCATCTTCTCCGCGAACGCGTTTTTTCCGTGATCCATCGTAGTTAAGTAGTTGGTGTAACATACCACGACTTCGAATATTTAAGTCGCCTTCCCGTAGCATTTGCACTAATCGGGCCTCAGCTTCCTGCAGTCTTTTCTGTGTCGCGTACCAGCCGGGGTGGTTTGAGTCTGTCCACAACAGGTTTCGAGTTCCTTGGTCTTTTAGTATTGCGATACATGCTGTAGCGTTTGACTCAACCGCGAGCAGTGCATTTAAGTACCGTTTTTGTACGATTTTTAATCTTTGTGCGAATCGATCAGGTGACTCTCTATCTTCCCAGAAAGCGATTTCGCGCCATTCAATCGCGTCCCAAACAGTCAGTGCTGATTTATCGCCAGTACTACCGAATCCTGCGGGGTCAGCCGTGACCAAGTATCTGTGTCCCGGCATTGGTGGTTCAAATTCGTGGCATGCATATGGGCCCAAGTCAGGTTCAGTGGTCGCGGTTTCGAGCAGTGGTTTCAGAATTTCTGCTGGCATGACAGGATTTGTTGTGCCCAACCATCCATCATATGAGTCTGACGGGTATTTACACGAGAACAGTCGTGTGTCTCCAACGAACTCTGTGTTTAATCCTCGCCTACGAAATGCAAGATTGTGATTCGTCATCCCTGGGTGACGATCTAAATATTCCAATTCACTCGAGCTTGGTTCAAAGGATTCATCTTTTTCTTGGCAGCTTTCATCTTCCCACCATTCGAGAAACAGTGGATGGAACCTACTGTTTCCTTCCAATGCTGATCGCCACATTTGTTCGTGGTGTGATCCTGCCCGACCTGGGGTTGACTCGAGTATGACTTTCGCGTTGGGTCGTTTGTTTACGGTCGGGAAAATATTAATCGCCGCCTTACGTTGCCACTGCGCTTCACCAAACTCGGTGATGACCAGCCTATCAATTGATCGACCGATCGCTGGTGATCGACCGCCTGCGGTCAGGACTTTGATGCCTCCGCCATGAACGAATTGCATTTGTGTCGCACCTGCTTTCTTCCCTGGAGTGAGCGGCATCTTCACGTCTTTTGGTAGCCGGTTGTAGGCAAATAGTATGCGTTCAAAGATGTCTTCTGCCGTGTCTTGCCGCTCTGCAATAAGCAGGCCCTTGACGCCGCTGAGGTACATACAATCCCTGAGCAGCAGCATGACTGATACCGTCGTAATTTTTGCCTGACGGAATTTGTTTACCATCAGCCAGCGATTTTCGTCGTACGCTTTTAATAGTTTCTTTTGCGTATGTGTCGGCTCCATGTACCCGGTAGATTCGTCTTCTCTCACGATTTGGCACATTGACACGAATGCTTCTGGTGTTGCGAACAGTGCTCGCACTTTTCCTTCATGTATTCCAGGGGCGGTGGCAAATTCTGCCCCCCCTGTAGTTACATTTTTTCGTCTTGCTTTTTTTCGTGTCGATGCTGTTGCCATAACGGTAATGTTATCATGTTATTTGTTTTATGCCGAAATGTGCCTGTGTGACACTTGCAGGTTTTTTCTGTGTGATGTATACAAATAATGCACCCATAATAGATGTGTCGGGTAGCCTTTTTGGTCCGACTTAAACATCGCGGGCAGGCGAAAGTGTTTTTCTTCTAATTATTTCTCTGTGAGAGCAAAATGACTATCAGTACTGAATTGCTGAATACTACGTTCGCGGATCTCCGTGGGCCTCTGGTAAATTCGTTTGTTCGTAGCAATGAGTTGTTCGAAGCATTAAACTCGAAAGCTCGCATGCCTATGGAAGGTGGAACAAAGATTGAACGTTCCTTCTCCGGTGGTGCGCCTGCCAAGGGTGTTGGTGTTTACGTCGGCGATGAGCTACTGAACATGACCCGTCGTCAACAAATCCGTAAGTTCGAAGTTGAGCCGCACCGTTTGGTTATGGCAATCAACATTCCCAAGCGGGAATTGAACCAAAACAGCGGAAAGTTGGCGGTTATTCGACTTATCGAAGAATATCCTCAAACTTCTATGGAAGCTGCCAAGGCTGACTTGAACAAGTTCCTTCTCACTGGTGTGAGTCGTGGTCTTGCTTTTCAGACGTCGGAACTTCTTGGTCTGATGACTGTTAACGGTGTGCATAGTTCGGGTATCGGAACTGGTGTAACTCACGGTCTTCTTGACTTTGTTGCCCCAGCGTCTCAGTCCGACAAGGTGCAGAACGTTACGAAGAGTAGCAGCTATTTCCACTTCAACCAGTACCAGAACATTACGAACTGGTCTACTGATGGTATGTCTCAGCTTCGCAAGACTTATCGTCAATGTGCTCACTACGCTGGTGGTGTTGGTAAGGGTCCTGATCTCGTGATCATGGATGATGATACTTACACCAACTTTGAAGATGAGCGTAGTCAGAACGTTCGCGTGACCCTTGTAGATGACAAGGTCGACAAGAGCAACACACTGGGCCTTAGCCTTGGTCTTGCTTCTGTTACCTCGTCTATTGACTTGGATCGCACGGATACCACTGCTTTTGGGTCGAGCACTGCTCAGTCCAAGGGTGTCACTTACATGCTCAACACGGATTACATCGAGTTCCCAATGCTTGAAGCCCCGAATATCTCGGAGTTCAAGGAGCGGGTTGGCGATCAAGACGTGGTGACTGCAATCTTTGCAATGCAAGGCAACATGATCTGCACCAAGTTGGTGGCCCAGGGTTGTGTGTCTGGCGGTGCGATCTAAGGAGGTACATCATGGCTGGAACATTTAAATCTGGCGGATTGGTTGTCGATGGTGAAGATGCTAAGTCACCATTTCTTCAGACTTACGAAACTGAGCAGTACCCTCTTGGTACTATTCGGGTTGAAGTTGCTGATGAAGTGGAGGCTGCTACTCACACCGATGGTACAGCATTGGGCTTGAAGGGCGATCGTGTCTGGATGTTCGTGCGTGCTAAGTCGGCACTTACAATCTACGACTGCTGCATCGTTGATACGGCAGATAGCGCAACTGTATCCTTTGAGGTTATTCCGACTGATGCTGCTGGCGACAACGCTTTAGACGTTGTTGGTGTCGCTCAGTGCGCGTTTACCGATGAGTATTATGGTTGGGTTGTTATTGCTGGTGAATGTGTTGTAAACGCTGCTGCGGGAATTAACGCTGGTGAGTTTATTGACACTCATACTGGCGGTCAAGTAGACGACAGCACTGCTGCGGGTACGTTGATTGGTAAGGCTCTTTCCGCAACGGACACTCCGGTTTCTGGAACGATCCGTGCTCGG